ACTTCGGAAGACTACCGAAAACCCAAGTCAAACATGTATGTGTCAAAAGAATATCGGCCTGAATGACCATGGCGCATCGCTTTAAGGGATTCAACATAGAAGATGTAGATCTGGAAAATTACCAAGATCTACTTCCGGAATCTCTGGCGCTGCAGCTTAGTATGTTTGTACCCCCCGAGGGGTCTTTCGATACCGGGTGCATCAGAAGGTATCTGGAAAACTTAAAAAAATATGAAGAAGAAGACGTAAACTCGGGAATGACCCTTGCTAATCGTTTGCGACTTGCGTTTCGAGATTTAAAACCAGACACAATTTGTGGTAAGTTTCCGCAAGCAGAATTGCCGCTCAAAAGGAGGTTGCGATGCGTTGCCGAATATTTAATACGGTCGGGCGAACTGGAGAAACTGCGAGATGACAGCGGGAAACTGGTAAAAAAACGAGGTATTCTTGGAAAAATGGTCGTTTTGTACCAGCCGACCGATAAACTGATTGAATCTTTAACACGACAGGGTTTATTGGAATTATGAATCGTCGCGAAAAACTAATTGCTGCTGCGCTTGGCAACGATTTTGATGAGACAAAAGCCCGGATGCTCGATGCCACCATTCGGTTAATTCTTGGCGACATGGGCCAGCATTATTGCAAGTTCTGGGAACATGAAGGGCCTGGCGTAATGGTCTTTCAGCCTGAGAACATGTCAAAATCCATGTTTTTCTTGACGCTCAAGGAGTTGCACGCAGCACAAGAAGAGTGCGAAAAGGATAACAACGGTGATCTGGCCGAGACTTTCCGTCGCATTTTGGAAGCTGCGCAGAAAATCGACCCGGCAGAAAAGGCTGGCTACCTCATTAACGATAAAGAGGGCATTCGCTATTCGGAAATAGACTATAACGTCGTCGCGGATGCGTAATGCCAATTCAAAATATTCGCTCTCACGTTGAGGACCGTGAGTTAATTACAAATTATGATCTTGTCGCGTCGGCGCACGCTCTTTTAGAGGGCATTGATCTGGATGTAGCCAGTTCTCATGTAGCAAACCGCTACGTCGAAGCAACGGAATATTTTACCCCTGTTGAAGACGGGTTGAATTGCCAGCAGTGGCACGGCAGCGTCTACTTGTTTCCACCAAGTGGTACGTATTTTTGGGATAAAAAGAACCAGAGGTGGAAGATGACAAGGGCAACGTCCCCGACCCTGGTGTCTTCTCATGCCATTTGGTTCAGAAAGCTATATAAAAGCTGGTCAACCCGACAGATTACTCAGGGTTTGTACTTTACAAACTGTCCCGACATGATTCGTTACGAGCAAAATATCTTTGATTTCCCCATGTGCATTCTCAAGACGGCGCCAACACTATTAAAAAATACCAGTGAAGGTGTTAGCAGACACAAAACGTGCACTTCTTTTTTGGTATATCTGCCCCCCATGGATCGATCGGCAGAATGCACCGAAAAGTTTATTGACATTTACAGGGAGAAGGGGCGCCTTCTTTACTGAGTTTTGTATACTGAACAACGATTAACCAAGACAATGACAGTGCTTGCAGATTGGCAAATCCAAGAGTTGGCCGAAGAGAAAGAAATGATTGTTCCGTTTGTCAATCGCGTGGTTAGTGAGGAAAACGGCAGGCGTCTCCTTAGTTATGGATTGAGTTCTTATGGTTATGACATTCGTCTTTCCCCGAGCCAGTGTTTGATTTTTGGCAGAATTCAAACGGGCGACTGTGATCCTAAAAATTTTGATCCAGAAATTCTTAAGGAGGCTGAGCTGCTTGAAGACGAGCGTGGTCAGTATTTTTTACTGCCGCCCTATGGATATTGCCTGGGCGTCGCTAAAGAGCGGCTGAAGCTGCCCAGAGATGTCACTGTGGTTGCCGTAGGCAAGTCAACGTACGCACGCTCTGGTATTCTGGTCAACATTACCCCAGCAGAAAGTGGTTGGGAGGGTTACCTTACTTTAGAGATCAGTAATTGCACTGGGCTTTTTAATCGTATTTACGCCAATGAAGGAATAACTCAACTTCTCTTTTATCAAGGATTACCTTGTGAGGTGAGTTACCAGGACCGCAAGGGTAAATATCAGGACCAGCCGCCGGAAGTTGTTTTATCTCAGGTTTAATTAAATATTGCCAAAGGCTCTGCCGGGCTTGTTTGCATAGTTGGTGCTGCCTGCGGGACCATATGTGTCCCCCAGGCTTGGTAATTCTGTTCCGCCAAGATTCGCCGGATTCCGAGGAGTGCGGCCACGAATAGTTGGTTCCGCGATGCCAGCCCTAGTTCTGTATTCGCCCGCGACTTTAGCGGCACGCATAAACTTACCCGCCCGCTCTTGTGGGTTGTTAATACTTTCTACTGATCGTCTATCTTCTTCTTTGACACGACGCAAATCTGTGTCGTAAATTTTTTCAGGATTGAGATCAGTTACCTCTACGCCCGACGAAGCTGCGTCAAGACGAGGATCGTAGACCTGATCAAAGAAATTTGCCATAGTATTATTGTAAGAGGAATAAATCAAGCCTTACATATCATGTACCACAGTGCGGCAGGGTTCCTGGATAGTTTTGTACAGGACGAAGTCAAGTGTCGGTGTTTAGATCTTGAAGAAGATTTTGGTCAACCTATCGCCAACCAAGAAAATGATGTACCCTTGTATGACATGTACAACAGGGGCTTGGTGGCATGCGAACAGGGAATGGAACGGAATCCACTCAACATCGAGGGGATGGAAAGGTCGGGCGTAACGGGCTACATTCCGTCGATGGAAGACGGCATGAAGATGGGAGCGTCGCCCAAGCCGAAGACCTTGGTGCTGGAGCTTGGGGAGCCAACCGAGGAAATGATGGAGGAGTCTCTCAAGCGCCGTGGTTTGCGCCGATAGAGGACGAAGAGGAAATCATGGACTGCCCAGGGGGTGTATGCCCAGTTCCTTGGGACACGGCTCAGCGTCGTCCCGTGGTACAAGAAGATCTAGTCAATCATCCGTCTCATTACGCAGAGACAGGCGGGATTGAGTGCATTGAAGCCATTGAAGCACAGCTGACCCAAGAAGAATATGAAGGTTATCTCCGGGCCAATTGCGTGAAGTATTTGTGGCGTTGGCGCAATAAAGGCGGCGTTCAAGATTTAAAAAAATGCCGCTGGTACTTGGACCGTCTTATCGAGATAAACGAAGTTTAAAACGGCTGAAGCTCGTCGTCCTCGTCGTCATCGTCGTCGCCAATGCAACTGGCGGCGAGTTCGACCAGTTCAATGTCTGTGGGAATGTCCCAGTCCAGCTCAATATTTTCGTCAGCCATCAACGACTTAATGGCATACCATTCCATCAAGCGTTGGTGGTATAAGTTCAAAAGGGCAGAGTAAAGCTGATCCCAAGTCATTTCTTGGGCGGCAAGCTCAGCCTTACGCATGGAGAATTGCAGTTCCAAGGGGAGTTGAAACTCACGTGGTTCGACTGAACGCTCCATGTAATCCTCAGCCTTAGATTTAATTATTCTAAGACTACATGATAAATATCGAATCCAGCTCTTCGTCTGTGAAAGATGCCCACGGAGAGCTTTCAATGTCAAAATCGTTGGCAAATCGAGACAGAATGTACGGACTGATGCTTTCTTCTAATGTCCTGATTGCGCGAACCTGGTGCGGCGCAGCATTGTAGTTGCGGAAAGCTCGAAGAAGAATTTCCGTCGAGGACCAAGGGTTGGCGTTAATCTCTTCGAGGAATAGGTTGATTTCTTCTCTGCGACGATCGATCAAACCACCAACAACTTTGTGATCCGCGTCGAAGATCCAGTTTCCCATTGACTGTGTTGCATCAAAGAAATCTTCCCGATCAATGCAGTCGACGATTTCGCTGTACAAAAAAGGCTCCCACCCAATGGAATGAACAAAAGAAATCAAGGCTTGCGCCATGCAGTTGTCCAAACCCAAGTTTAGTTTTTCCAGCTGCCCTTCAATTAAATGCACTTCATGAAATAAATATTCCAATGCCTTTTCTTTTGAACAAAGTTGCCCCTTTCTAACCGGAGATCCATCCGGATAGAACTGAGTGCCATAACCAAGTGTATAAGGCTCACCACCGGTATAAGGATCGGGGTAAGCCTTTTCGTTAAAACCCTCGTACTTACGAATTAAAGTAATTGCACGAGTAACGTCAGACATGGGGGTAACACTTTTCTATTACCCCCAATCATACACAATTTATTTACCTTGACCGCGCATTTTTTTGCGGCCATGATTAGGTTTAGAATTCATTCCCTGTCCTTGTTTGGTTTTTTTGGGACGGGATTCAATTTTAAGAGCAGTGGTTGATTTAGGTTTAGCCATTTTTAGGCTGGTGAGGCGTCACCATTTTACACGGTGGCTCCAATATCGAGCTGACATGATGTCAGGTTTTGGATCTTGAGCATTATGTCGAGCGTAATAAGACTTGCGACGTGCCTTGTCCTTTTCAGTTTTGGGATTCTTGCCTGCGCCTTCTACGCCTTGCTGACCAAAGCGAATGATCTTTTCTTCTCCATCCTTGCAGGCCTTGACGACATGGCTCTTGGTCGGATGGCTGGGAGTTTTTTGCGGCTTGTTGCAAGTCATCTTGTCTTTAGCGATCTTGGCGGCCGCCGCAGCTTTTTTACGTTTGTCGGCCATCAGAAACCTTTAAAGAAAGATGTGAATTCACCGAGAATTGAAGCGCCCGTTTTGGACTTGTAATCTTCATCTTCATCATCTAATCCTAATTTAAAGTAATCTTCTTTATCTTCATCGTCTTCTTTGTCTCCCAAAGAAAAAATATTGGTAAAACCATCTTCTTCACCACCCATAAGTCTTTCGATCGTCCCAAAAGCAGAGAGGGGATCCTGCTTCTCTAAATCAATAAACTTTAATCCGCCCGTACCGCCTCCGGCTTGAGTTAAAAGCTTTTGCTCTTCAATATCTAAGTCAGGGAAGAAGTTTTCGTAAAACTCTTTTTCATCTCCGGCATATCCGTATTGTTTAAATGCTTTGTAAAGTGCGGTTTCTCCTTCTGGGGTAGCGGCCGTATCAGTTGGCTTTTCAATATAAAAAACACCAAGGTTTTTTTGAGTTGGTTTAATACCTTTTTTTTGAAGTTCTTTCAGTTGCTCATTGAGTTCTAGCGCGGAAACCGTTTTAAACGTATCTGAAATGTAACTTTTTAATTCATCATACGAACCTTGGAATGTGTCCAAACCAAAGGTTTTGAGCACTTCGCCCCAGGTTGATTTGTCTTCCGGGTTCACATTGGCACTAGAAAGTAAATTATCAGTAAACTCGTCCGGCTTTAAAAATTCACCAAAGATTGACATGTTGTCAACTTGATTTTTAATTGCCGGAAGAATTGTGGCATAAATATAATCTTGAACCTTTGCGGGCGTCCACAAGTCTTCTGCCGCATCAAAGCCCTGCGCTTGCCCTTTCACTTGGAAATGCAGTTTTGCGAATGCATCTTTATCGTTTGGATCGACGCCAAACCTATAGGCTTGCTGGTACCAATACCCGTTCTGAGCCGCGAATTGTTTCTTTGCCTCTTCCCAATCAGCCGCGACTGTTTCCGCTTGTTTTTGATAGGACTCTTGCTGCTGTTTAACTCCCGCAAGACTTTTGATTTGTTCTGATTTTAAATTGTTGTTGGGATCAAAATAAAACCTTGGGTCAAAGTAAGCGTCTTGAATTTGTTTAATTTGATCTAAGTAACTTTGAGACTTTAGCTGCCCAACGTCTGCAGCAGCGTTGAGGATATCCTGAGTCTGAAATGGGTTTTGTTCTTCGTCTTTGACGTTAACGTATTCCATGAATTCGCTAACAGTCTTAGATTGATTAAAGCGGGGTATCAAATACTGATCAATAAACTGCCTGGCAAAATTTGACTCAACATTAATTTTTTCTTCGGCTTCTTTCTTGGTTAGACCTAATTCCAAATCGTTTTCATATTGCTTTTTTAGGCTGTTATCAAACCATTGTTGCCAGTTGTAAATCGTACTGGTGTTTACACCGGTCATTTTTTGCAACGACTTTTCAAGGCTCTCTTCTGCCTTGGAACCGCCGCCGCTAAAGGCAAGAATTCCACCCACGCCGGAATCGCCAAGAATTGAATCGCTCAGCGTTTGATTAATATTTAAAATTTCCTGGAATCCGGGGAGGCCGCCCATCATCGACAAAAGCTGCTCCTGTGCTTTTGCCTTTTGCATCTCTTCTATGGTGTCTTTTAAAACATCTTGGGTTAAGGCGCCAAATTGTTTTGTTTTTTTAACAATGTCTGCACCGATTTCTTCCGACGCAATCTCTTCTAATTCAGTGCCAGGCCTTACTTCTTTTAAGGCTTCATAAGTAATGCCAAGCTGTTTGTCTTTAATTCCTTGAATGTCGGAATCGGTTGGCTTTTTCTCTAGGTACTGTTTTGCTTCTGTTAGTTCTTGTTCTTTATTTCCACGTTTGCCAGCTGGCTTGCCAACAAAGGTGTAATCAGAAAGCGCAAACGTTTTAGGGTCTTTGTATTGTGCCAGGATGTCGAGATCGCCTTGCCTTACCGCTTCATCCCACTTTGCCTTAACTTGTGGATTTTGTGCAAGGTAGTAGTTGGGATCAAAGTCCCCAGCCGGAGGCTTGGAGCCCAAGTCAACATTCCATCCTGCTCCTATTTTTTCCGCTTTATAAAACTCGTTGTAAGCATTAAACAGCTCATTGATTTGAGTATCGTTGAACCCTGCGTCCTTGGCTTCTCTGCTTAGGTTTTGAAACGCCGCTTTTTGGGCAAGATAATCACCGCCCCTTGTGTTTGTTGCTTGCAATAAAACCTTGTCGTAAATTGCATTCTTTTTTGCATTTGCTTCGTTAAGGACTCTATTTTTTTCGTTAATCTCTCTGTGTGCTCGGTTTAAGGCAATATTTTCTTCGTTTGCCACAGTGAATGTGGCTGGAACAAGACGAATCTCACCGTCTTCTCCCTGGCGGCGAATAACATCCCCCGTCTCATCCCTGGCCCATTCGTAATTGCCGTCGCTGTCGCGGCGTGTTTCTGTGTAATATTCGGGATAATCCGTTGGATAATCCGTTCTATTGTTTGTATCTTCATACTGCTTTCTCCACTGATTATTAAAGTAGTAAAGCATTATCCTGCCGCAAGATTTGGAACCAATATATCAACATTATAAGAAAGCAGGCTTACTAAATCATCTGACATCCAGGCTTGGATGCGGGCAAACCGCTCTTCGCTGAAATAGGCCTGTTGTGTATACCAATCTTCCATCTTTGAACTCGCTTTGTTTGAATTGCAGCGACGACAAGCGGGAAGCAAATTATTTCGATAACTTGAGCCAGATTTAAATCTTGGTATGATGTGGTCCAAAGAAGTTGCCGGTTCACCACAATAACCGCAGCAATGGTCCCAGGCTTCGTAAATAGATTGTCGATAACGTTTCTTTGCTAACTTTGGAGTTAATTCAATGAGCAGGGCGAGGGGATCCTGTTCACAACTGAACATGCTCTTTAGTTGCCGTTATCTTATTTTAATTTCCCCACATTTGTATCAAAGCACAACCAAAAGATTAACTTCGTATTAAAAAGCTTGACAGCTGCATTTGATCGGATACCGTATGAGGGCACGCGTTTTTTCCGCGCCATGACCACAATCAGAGGATGGGTCTCCGTCCAAAGGGCCGAAGAACTCCTCGGCATTGACCGCAAAACACTTTTCAAGTATCGCGACAATGGCACGCTGAAGCTTGGCCCACATTACGCAGCATTTCCGGAAACCCGCTCTCGTGACAGCTATCGCTGGAACACTGAGAAGGTTAGGAAACACCTGCAAAAACAGGGACTGATGCCTTCTTCCGTTTGAAGTTTTGATAGTGGTTCTTTCGTAGGCGATGGGCCAAAAGCAAATCAGTGATGTTTAGCGACACTTTCTGATACGCAATGGCTTGATACAAGGAAGCCTGAAGAGTTGACCAACAGCTCCGCAAATTGCGGGGCTGTTTTTCTTTGAGTTCAAAAAGCAAAACCCACTGTGGATGCAGTGGGGAAACAGACTTCTTTTTATTTTTGAGTTGAAGATTATTTTGTGACTCCCACTCAAAATCGACAAGATCTTCCGGCTTTACTCCATAGGTTGCGACCATGGCATAAAGCCAGGCAACTTCTTTAGTTTTCGGTTTAGAGATCAGCTTGAAATATTCGTCTACTATCCGCTGATCTACAGGCGGTCGATAAGACATGGCTGAGATGAACTGGATTAACCCGACCATAACTGCTCGGGATACCAGGGTGCAAGGGCTAAAGGAAACCTTAACAAGTCTCGTGAGACTTAATGTAAGTATACAATATTAATATTTTTTATACTATTCAGGAACAATGCCGCTAGAAAAGGCGCCCCAAGCTAAACCCATCGCATCCATCGGAGAGATTTCCCCAGACGCATAAGGAAGGTTTACCACGTCTCCCACGTGATAAACGGTTGGTATCCCACTCGCCGTAATAGGACTAAAACCGTATTGACGCACGTCGACTTGTTCTTTAGACAGAAAAAAAGTTCCGTCAACGATGTCACCAAAGCCTGCCATTACACTGCCGGGGCTCCACCCTGAGAAGGAACATACGGGGTTCCGTTTTTATCGTACATTGTAAAACCACTCATGCGCACAAAAGTAGAAGGGACATTAAATAGTTTTTGCATCATTGGCATCATCATTGGAGCTTGGCAATTATAAGGAGGCACATCCATCATGGACAGACCTTTTATTGCCACGTCAT